TTTAGATATTTCCAATCAGTTTTGTAGAAGTCATAAGAACCTCTTCTAAAACCAGAGAAACCAAAGTTAAGTGCCATATCTTCTTCGTTGTTAAATAAACCGTAAGAAGCAGCTCCAGTTGAAGCATACGACCCGTTCATAGCAGCTATCATATCATCAAAATCTAAAGCAGTTTGTCTTGATAAGAAAAGCATGTTTTCTTCAATAGCACCTTGTGTATCTAATTGCTTAAGGATAGTATCAAAATCTCCTAATGCACCAGCTCCAGGAGCAGCAGCACCAGCAAAATCATTATATACGTTACCTCTTGCTTCGATAGCAGCAAATAAACCTTCAGAACCATCTAAAGAAGTTCCGCCATTAGCACCTTTTTTCTCAGCTTCAACCATAGCCATTTCTAGGTAATCTTCAAAACGTAGTCTTGTTTCAGACTCAGCTTTTAAATACCATAAAAATCCTGATTGACCATCTTCAGTAGCAACTTCTACCCAACCAATTTGAGCAGTATCAGAACCAGAAACTTCATAAAAGTCTTTGATTATAATAGGCTTGTTTGAAAATTGAGTAAAATCTGGCTGAATAGCTTTAACAGCAGCACCAGCTGTATTAAAAGTATCCATTCCATCGCTACCTTTTCCAAACTCAGAGCCGTAAACAAATACTTTAGCAGCACTTGCAGCACCAGCTAAAGAAGCTAAATTAGCAACTTTATAAGTAGCTACAGTTAGATCAGATGTGTTTCCACCACCATTGGCAGTTACACCTGTTACTCTAGCTTTTAATGTTACTAATCCTTCAGATACTACAATTGTAGAACCTACTCTAATCATACACTCTTTTCCAGCTTCTAACGGTACTCTAATAGTAGTGTTATTACCTTGTTTAGCAGTACAACCATCATAAGCAATGTGTAATCTATTTTGCTCAGACCAAATTACTTGATCAGATTGCATAGGCATCTCAGCGCCTACCATTCTCAAGAAACCTTGTAAAGTTCGGTTTCCGTATCTTTCTATCTCTGCTTCATACAATTCCGGTAGGTATTGTTGAGCAAAGTTGTTCATGTCTTGACCAGCACCTGTACTTGAAGCATTAAAAGCTAGGTAATTAGTACCTAACGCTTGCTTCTGGGCAGCTGGAATTAAGCTTGGTGGAAATGCTCCACCTGTTCCAAAACTCATAATTTATATTTTTAGTTTAAGTTATTTTTTTATTGTTTTTATTTTTAACTTAGAACTATTCGCTCCTGATATTGCTTTTACTTTTAACCCATTAATATAAACATCTCCAGCGTTAGCAGCAGTCTGCCTAGCATCTTCTGTTATATTTTTAGATTTAGCAGTCATATTTTTAATAGCGTCGGATTTACCTTGCTCATAAAAATGACTAGCTATAGTATCAACGTTCTCAGCAGCGTAAATGGCTTTGTGATAACCAGCATAATCTGTGACTTCTCCTTTTTCATTTAGGAACTTCCCAACAAGATTAGTTAAGTCAGATTGGTTGTTTGCAACATTGTCGGTATTATTAACTTTGTACCTAAACTTTTTCTCGCCAACATCGAAATTAAAACCTTTAAATTCTTTGTTGAAAAAGTTGTTTGTATTTTGTTTAAACCTACTATGTTGCTGTTGAACCACTTTCTGTTCTTCGTTGTATCTATTGAAAAAGTCAGTTGCTTTTTGTTGTTCTTGAGTAACGCCCGGTCTCAACTTGATCTCGTCGTAATACTTCTTTTTCGTTTCCTCCAAAAAGCTTTTGGCTTTAGCAATTTCTTCTTTGTAAGCGAGTTTCTTTTTCCTTACATCTCGCTCTTCATCAACTTCTTCGTCATAATTAAAATTATCTTCCATTAAAAATTTAACTTCTTCATAATCTAAATGAGGACGCGTCTGTTTGTAATATTCTTCTAACAATTTATTGTTATCTACATTAGAGTAATCAGCATTAATTCTAACATAGTCTTCAACTGTACCACCAGTTTCTTCCATAAACTGTACTAGTTTTTCTATATTTTCTGGAAGTTGTCTTTGTTGTTGTACAGGTTCTGCAGCTTGTTCTACTACAGGTTCTTCTTTCTCTTCCTCAGTAATTTCACTTATAGTAATTACTTCTTCTTCCTCTTTTTCTTTTTCGCTTTCTCCGGAAGGTTCTTCAATTGTTTCTTTGTTGTTTTCTTGAGGAACTTCTTCGCTAACTTCGGATCCGTCGCGAACAGATACCTCATCTGTTTTTTGCTCTTCAACGGCATCTTCTTCTTTTTTATTTAAATCTACTTTAATTGTTTCATCTTGTGAAACTAATTTTCTAGGTCTTCCAGGTTTTTTCTTAACCTTAAATTCACCTTCTGTTTTTACTTGTTCTGACATAATATAATATAATAGTTAATGTAAAATTATCTAGGCGTAAATTGCTCTAGACCAAATCCACCTAATGAGTCGTTACCGGCAGATTCAAAGTTTTTTGGTAACAAATCGTTTTTTCTTTGATCAATTAACTCTGATTGTTGAGTTGCTTGTATTTTAGTTCTTTGATCTTTACGATCTTCTTTAAATTTATCTTCATCAATTTTAGTTTGACCTTGAGCTTGAGCAAGTTGCATATTAAAATTAAACTCTAATTCCATTAGACCTTTTTTAACTTGAGCTTCTCTTTCCATTTTTTGAACTTCAAAATCTGATTTAGCTTTTTCTAATTGAAGTTTTTGCTCTGTCAACACTTGTTGCTTTTGAGTTTCTGCTAAAGCTGTCTTTTCGGCTAGCTCTGCGTTTGCTTGTGCCTGCGCTTGTATATTAGCTTGTTGAGCTTGTTGATCTCTAGCTGCTTTATCTTTTCTACGTTTCTTTAACATTTGATTAGCTAGCTTGAGGTTTTTAACTTCTCTAATATCTATAGCATCTTCAAGATCTATTTGACCAGCTTTTAAAGCTATTTGTATATTCTGCTCTAATATTTGTTTTTCTTCTTCATCTGGCTCTAACTCTAGAAATATACCAAAATCATGCATGTTTAAGTTTTCTAACTCATGTAAAGTACCAACATTATATCTTGATATACTTTGCATTAATGACTGTTTAGTCATTGGAAACATTAAAGCGTCAGCTGCTCTTAGTGAAATATTTTCACAAGTTTTAAGAGTTAAATACAAACTAGCTTGTAATATGTGCCTTGTAGCTGTATTACTATTAGCTGCAGCTAGTTTTTGTAAGCCAACTAAAGCGTATTTATCAGGGGCACTAGCGTCTCTAGCTTCGTTTAGTCCGGTTACATCTCTTATCATTTGTAAATAATACTGATAAGTTTGTATTAAAGACTGTATCTTACCCATACCATTTGAAGTAGATAATTCTTGTATTGGAACCTTGCCTGGATTAGGTCCACCATCTTGAGTATAAGATCTACCTACAATAGAACCGGTTTGAAAATACATATTCAAAGCTTCGGCTGGATTATAGTTTGTACCATTACCAAGATCAACCTCTGCTAAACCATCTACATCCATAAACACACCGTCAGGAACTACTCTTGACATTACCTGCTGTAGCTTTAAGTGCGTGAGCTGTATCATGTCGGCAAATGAAGTAATTCTACCAACTAAAGATTCAATTCTACCTTTGTACAACCTTGGAGCTACGATGTTATAATTCATGTTAACTCTAGTAGTATCTGAAAAAGGTCTAGTCATGTTAGGACACATCATCCAATTTAACATTTTTTCGTGACCTAGTATTTTAGCTCCTCTATATAAAACTTCTATTGATCTATAAGCTTTTTTAAAGTTTTCATTTTCAGGTGCATCTAAAAATATATCTTGTTTTTCTAATGTTTTTTCAAGGCCATTAGCAGTTTCTTTTATTTTAAATACTTGATTAGTATACGTTTTATATTCAAAATAAAGTACTTGAATAGTTTGATCATCATACCTACCATTAAAATTTCTAGTATAAGTAGAGTTACCAGGATACTTTTGTATTTCTTCTATATCGTTTGGTGTTAAATTAGGAAACTGTTTTTTAAGTTCTGGTAAACTTATGTTCTTTACCTCACCTACGTAATATAAATCTTCAAAGTTAGGATCGTCAGTGTATGAATATACTAAACTAGCTGGATCTACATAATGTATTTCAATACCGTTAGATCTATTAAAGTTAGTTTTTACACAAGATATACCTAAAACAGTTAGATCATAGTTTAATCTCTTCCTAATTAAGTCGTATCTATTGTAATCTAATACTTGATTTATAAGTTCTTCTTCTGCTACTTCTATAGAATCTTTATAATCCATTTGCATGTGCAGCTGGAGGTCTTCTTCATTTTGAAGTTCTAAACCTTTACCATTAGATTTAGAAACATCTAAACCAGTGACTTGTTTAATTTGGTTTATTAAAGCTTTTTGAGTCATATCTCTTTGCAATGACTCTGCGTAAGAAGTTCTTTTTAATATTGATTCTGGATCTTGAGCAAAAGCTTTTATTTCATAGCTTCTTTGAGACATACCGTTAACTACAATATCAACAAACTTAGGTATCACAGGTATAGGCTTCCAATCAAGGTTTAAATAGCTTAAGTCACCATTTATTGATAGTTCGTCTTTGTACTTTTGAACTGATTGTTCACCTCTAGCATATAGTCTTAATCTATGAAAATTATTATAGTTAGTATTAAATCTATCATATCTACCTCTATCATTTCTAAACCATTCATCTTCTATAGCTCTAGCAACGCGTAAACCATAATCATATGTAGCTTTTTCTGCATCTGGTACTACCTGACTTGGAAAAGAACTTGTTGTGTTTGCGTTTGGAATTATATTCATTTACTTTATTTTTGAAACATAACCTGTGTTATCGTATTTTTTTATACCTAAATCAACGTATTTTTTTAATCTTGTTGCGACTGGTGTGTATCTATTTTTATTACAAGCCATAATGGCTAAACCAGAACTAATACAAGCATCGTATTTTGTTCTATTATTAATGTTAAATTGAGACCAGTCTTCTAATGTTTTTTGAAAATACATATCGCCATAACCTTCCGTTGTTCTACCTACATATGTTTCAATATAACTTTCAATAGCAGCAGCGTGTGCTTGCTTAATATCTTCACTTGTGTTTGGTATACCACCTATTTCTTTTTCAGTTGAAGATAATTTATTCCACACTTTATCAGGGCGGTTCATACTAAAACCTCTATAACCTCTTCGTTTTAAATAGTATAATAATCTAGGTTTGTTGTTTTCAGCTAGTATTGGCATGCCATAAAAAACTAAAGCCATAAGCACATCTTCAAAAAATATTTCAGCTGTTTGAGGTCTAGCTACATATTCTAAAAAGAAATGGTTAGGTGGTGCGTCTTCCATAGAAAACTTAGTTAAACCATGTAAAGCTCCATTAGAACCTTTACCGTCAACAGTGCCGCTAATATCGTAAGAGTCACAACCAAATGCTCCAACATGCTCATTAGCTGGATATTTAATACCATTTTTATTTATAACTAAATTTTGTAGTTGCACTGGCGGTACCCATGATATTAAAAATCTACCATCTTTATTTGGCATAAAGTTAACTTTAGTATCCTTCATACCATTTTGCCACATAAAACTACCTCTAGTAAAATTAGCTTTATTATTAAGCTCTTCGTTATAATCTATCTGCTCGTATATTTTAGTTAGATTAAATAAACTTTGTTTTGTTTCGTCTCTAAAAGCGTGTTGCTCTGTTCTTGGAAACTGCCTGTAATATTCGTTTAAACTATCTTGATCTTGTTTTAATCCTTCAACTTCGTTTTCCCAGTGCTCAATAACTCCTGTTGTAATTTCGTGACCATCAATTCCTTTAACGCTATTTTTTCCTCTAATGAAAACAGGTAATCCGTAAGTGTCCATGAATCCTTCGTAGTTCCACTCCATAGGTATGAACAAGCTATAGAGCCCAGAAGATGTTTGTCCGTTTCTATTTCTTTTTGTAACGTCTGAATTATAGTATAGTTTCTTGAAGTTGTCTCCACCTTTATCTAATGAATTTGAGGTGCTACCCATCATACACTTGCCAACAATTCTAGAACCTAGCCTTAATGTAGTCTTTGTAACTCTCCAGTTATTTAATATATTATCAGGTCTTTCCCATTTACCACTTTCATCGTGAGCTAATAGTTTTAGCTTTTCACCATCATAAGAGTTATCACCTGTATTTTTCCAGTCAATAGTAGTATCTAAACCTTCTATTTCTAATTCTTTGATATTTTCTTGAAGCTTTCTTCTAGTAAGCTTTGCGGCTGGAACTCTATACGCCAACTCCGTTTTCGGCCTATCCATTCCATCTTGAATAGGTTTAAAGAAAAAAGGGTAGTTGACCGATATCGGGACAACTTTATCTGTAAACATTTTTTTGGCATCGGAACCAGACTTGGAAAGTATACCGAATCTAGCATCGGAAGATATTGTAGCTTTATTAACGAGTTCTGCTGATGCCATAAAAGAGAATCCAGAACGTCTGTTTTTAAGGTAACACATT